GGTCGCTGATCTCTATCGAGAAACCGATCGTTGTGCCGTGGGGCATGAGGGATTCAGGCAATATTGACCGCCGGGGTGGGGTGAGCTTCAACCTAAGGATGTATGAAAAACTATACAGTAAAGAAACTAGATCGTCGTTACAGTGGTTATAGGATTTTCAAATATATTGTTGAACCAGTGTACGATCGCAAGGTCCTGTCAGAAATGGGCGCAGTGCGTGAAAGATTCGTTGGTTGGCGTGATTTTTGTTGGACTTCGTTTGGTCCCGGAATGGAACGCGAATGGGCCGTACATCTAGAAAACATCAAAAGAATCAACCAGCCCAAATGGGCTTGGGATACAGATTATGGATATCGTTTGTACATCCGCGGAGATGAAGAACTGGTATTGTTTGAGCTTAAATTTTAGAGGTTGACCAAAAATACCCAATTTGCTATAATAGTAGTATAGTAATTTAATAAGGAGCGAACAAAATGGACCGTATGTTTTGCTATTTGTGGTACGAAAAAGACAAACCAAACGAAGCAAAATTTGGCGAACGCTGGGTTTTTGCTGGACAAGATCCAGAAGCAGAAGTATGGAAACGTATCAAAAGTTCCATTGGTGTCCGTAAGGACTTGATTCGTGATGGCACCATACAGTTAGAATGTATCTGGGACGTAACTGAATACGCAAAGAAAGTCAGTCGCTATTATATCCATGGCAAGGTTGACGATCAAATTCGTCCTGGTATTGGATTTCGTAAGGGCAGTACAGGTGAGGTACACGAACTATCGGCCACAGAAATCAAAACTAAGGTAAACAAGATCTTGTCCAAGGTAGGCCAGGCATTACCTATAGCAGGACTAAGTCAAAATCAAGCGGATGCGGCAATGAATGTGTTGAGTGCTATTGCCAATGGTTCCAGAACTGTTGTTGCAGAATTATGCGCTAGATTTGGCAAAACAATTTGGTCTGGAGCAATAGTGCGTGAAACCAATGCTAGCCTTACTATTGTGGCAAGTTATGTATTGACCTCTTTTGCAAGTTTTGAAAAAGATTTAACCAGTTTTGAACAGTTCAAAAATCTAGTATTAATTGACACAGCAAACGATGACTATCAAGAAGTTATTGATGCAGGTCTTGCACAAGGTAAACAGGTTGTGGCATTACTATCTATGTGTTCGGGCACACGTCGTCAAACTAAAATTGATTATTTGTTTAGTCGCGATTGCGTTCGTTTGTTGTTGGTAGACGAAGCAGATTTTGGAGTACATAAATCAAACCAAAGTCAACCATTGATTGATGCACGTGACCAGGATGATGTAGTAGTATTAATGACCGGTACAAACGGTGACAAAGCTGCCGGTACTTGGAACGTAGATCACTATTTGTCTGTAACCTATCCAGAATTGCTTATCGAAAAACGGTTGACCCATAATTCCCATTAATGTTATAATAGTATTATTAAGTTAATAAGGTTACTATGAACTTTGATATTACAAAAAAATTAGAACACTTTGCAGTAGATACCAAACGACACAGTTTAGTAGTTGATGTTGAGTTTTATCAGATGAACTTGTCTAGTGTAGTTGAACTTGCACGAACAAGCGACCCCGATGCCTTTATTGAAGATGGTATTTTTCTTCCAAGCTGGAGTAAGTTTGCGGCTAATCCAGTTAAAGCAAAAGGATTCTTTACCCGTATGCTCCAAGCAGTATTCCTGGGGCAACACGGAGCAGACGAATTAAACGTAGACTATCAAACCGGCCGTAATCCTAAAAAAGAAGGACCCAAGGTTGCGATGATGTTTTTGTCAGGTTCTGCTACCAACGATAACGTAGGCATCGCTGAACATATCGCACAAGAGGCATTGCCAGGATTTGTGGTACAGGCAGTGTATGGCGAGGAAATGACCAATGCCACTGCTGAATACAAGTGCAAGGAAGTGATTGAAAAAGCATTTAAGGACGGAAAATCTGTACTATTATTGAGTGCCGGTATGGCACAACGTAGTTTTAGTATTCCTGAGATTACTGAACTATATCTTGCTTATGACACTGGCGACAATGGTGCCACTATACAAAAAATGAGCCGTGCCCTTACTCCTGACAAGGCAGGCAAGGTTGGCCGAGTAATCAGTTTAAGTTTTGATCCCAACAGAGATGACAAGTTTGATGCTATGCTTATTGAAACGGCACAAAACTACAAGGCCAATAAAGGTCTCAAAGACCTCAAGGATGCCTTGCGTGACGTGTTGCGTACAGTAGATATCTTTCGTTGTGGTATAGATGGTGCCAACAAAATTGAAATTGACAGTTACCTAGAAGAAGCCCTGGCCCGTAATAGTATCGATCGCATAATTGGAAAAGTAGCTCACTTGAACAAATTGAGTGCGGATGAAATAAGAGCCCTGGCACAAGGCAACGCTGACGTATTTCGTGCCGCCAAGCAAGAATCCGCACAGCGTGGTAAAACAAGAGGTCCTGCACCAAAACATAAGACTGGTGAAAGCAAGATTGATGCCAGTGCTAAAGAGATTGCTCGTGCTAGAGAGGTAATTGTTACTATCGCACAAAATATCGATATCATTCGTTACCAAGGCGGATCAACCATAGATGAAGCATTCGATATTATTGATCAACGTCCTGCAAGTGTGCGCAACGGGATTGGTGCTGATTTTGGTGTAGATTATGATTTAATCAAAGATCTGGTGCTTGGTGGTTTTATCAATCGCGACTTATTAGACCTAAAGTTTAACTGATATGTTATCACGTATAAAATTTGAAATAGCTCCACTGGTAAATGAGATGTTGGATCAACTCCCAACTGCCATTTGGACTAGCACAACTACAACTTTTTTAGATCCAGGCATGGCTGGCGGCCAGTTTGTACGAGAGATTGAACGTCGTTTATTAGAAGCTGGTCATTCAAAGAAGAATATTTCTGGCAGAGTATTCGGTTGCGAGGAATACGAACATCAAGTACAATATGCTTTAAATAAGTATAAGTTACTGGGTAATTATGCAGTAACTAATTTTTTAGAACAGGATTTTAATATGAAGTTTGACGTTATTGTTGGTAATCCACCTTATCAAAAGCCCAAGTCTGACAGCAGGATGGGTAGCCGAGGTGCATCTGAGCTGTGGGCCGAGTTTGTAACCAAAGGACTTTCTATTTTAAAAGACAACGGACATTTTGCATTTATTCATCCCAACGCTTGGCGTAAACCCGAAGATCGAAATAACTTTTGGAAATTGCTCACACAAGATAATCAAATGGAAAAACTTGTGATGAGTTCTGGTAAAGGTGATCAAGATTGGTTTGGAATTGGTGTTCGTGTTGACTATTACATTTTACAAAAGAAAGAAAAATATAAAAATACAGTTGTAGTAGATCATGAAGGCGTGACACGCGATTTAGATCTTGCTAATTTTGATTGGCTTCCTAATTATGCAATTGATGAAATTGCACAATTACTTGGAAAGGGTACATCAGTACTGTATAATACATTTTATCACACACAAAAAAATCACAGCGATACACCAACAAAAGACTGCAAATATCTAGTTGTACATACTATCAATAAATCCGGTCTTGGTATAAAATATTTTGATAGTTTACAAAAAAATGACACTACACATTACGGTATACCAAAGGTTTTATTAAATCAAAACGAGTTACAATATCCGTACAACGACTATAAAGGAGAGTACGGAATGAGTCAACTTACTTTTGGAATTGCCATTTCTTCTGAAGAAGAGGGTAAAGAAATTATTAAGTTTCTTAATAGCAATGCAGGTAAACGGTTAATAGCCTCAACTAAATGGAATACCTACTATACGGATTATGGTATGTTTAAATCTTTTAAAAAAGAATGGTATAAATGAAACTCAAAGAAGTCATTGATCACATTCGTAATCGCACTTATATGAGCGGTGTGTCACGTGACAATCTACGGGTTAAAGCTACAGGCGAGGTGTTTACGCCAACCTTACTGGTACAAGAAATGCTGGATCAACTACCCAATGAAGTATTTACAGACCCTACTAAAACTTTTCTAGATCCTAGTTGCGGAGATGGTCAGTTCCTCGGTGAAGTCCTTATACGCAAGATGGAAAATGGTTCAACATTTGAACAAGCACTATCTACTGTCTATGGTGTGGATCTCATGATCGACAACGTAGATTTATGTCGTGAAAGATTGCTATGCGGACAAAATCACTTACGCTATATCGTTGAACAAAATATCTACCAAGCAGATGGATTGAAATTCAGTTACGATTTTTGCCCAATGTCTGGAACACGCAAGAAACGCGAGGAAAAATTAAGACGCCGAGTAGAAAAAGAAAAATTAAAAGCACAAAAAGAGGCACAGGCCAAGGAAGTGTTTGATCGCATGTTTAAAGAGAAAAAACTCAAATCTCCATCTAAAAAAGAAACTGTAATTACAGCAACAGTATGACAACCTATCTAGACGAAATCAAAAAGAAATACGATATCAAAGATTACAAGGAACAGGCCGTTACCATTCCTGACCTGCCCACAGACGGTATTGTACTGATTGTTGGCACATCGGGTTCGGGTAAAAGCACAATCCTAAACACCTTGGGCAACCGACAAGCGCAGTTTGATCCCAAAACCACGGTGATAGAAAACTTCTCCACTCCCGAAAGGGGTGAGGAGTTGTTGTTGGCCTGTGGGCTTAGAACCATACCAGCTTGGTTCCGTCCGTCCCATACACTAAGTAATGGTGAGCATCACAGATTTGTCATGGCCTTATGTCTTGATCAAGGCATCGCGACCATAGATGAATTTACCAGTGTAGTTGATCGAGATACAGCCAAAAGTTTAGCCTACAGTGTAAAGAAATATTATGATAGACAATCCAGTGAGAAACCTTTGTATATTGCCAGTTGCCACCGTGATATTGTTGAGTGGCTTGATCCTGATTGGGTTTATGACACAGACCTCTGTGCCTTAGAAAATCGGAGGTTACTTCATCGATTGGGGCGACCCAGTGTTACCCTCACCATCCAAAGCACAAGTCGAGACTATTGGCCAATGTTCAGTCGACATCACTATCTAGATACTGCTATATCAAAAAGTGCTCACTACTATGTGTTATTGCTAGGAAACAAACCCATTGGATTCCATGCCGCAATACATTCAACCAATCGTGACATACACAGTTATTGGCGCGGGCATCGCACGGTAATCTTGCCCGAGTTCCAGGGCATGGGCATTGGCACAGCGTTCTCTGATGCCATTGCTGAAATATATGTCAGCCGTGGTCTACGATACTTCAGCAAGACCGCCCATCCCAGCTTTGGTGAGCATAGAGAAAAATCGCCACTCTGGAGAGCTACGTCAACTAATAGGAAAAGTCGAAAAGGCAGTTACCTACTCAAAGACGGTAGCATAAGATCTATGCCGGGCTACGGTGGAAATGCTCAAATTGCCCTAAGAGATGCAGACCGTGTGTGCTACAGCCACGAGTACATTGGCAAGAAACCCGACGATAATGTCAACTAAATGCCAGGTCAAGGCGTTATATATGTATGAGACTCATATTTGCAATCCTTGCCTGTCTGTTTGTTGCCACCGCTGAAGCTGACTATCAGTCGACCGCATCAAGGTACTCCGAGGCTGACCTGGTCAACCGGGTTGCTAAAAAATCTCAAGTTAAAAAACACCTACCTGTACCGAGGACCTTGAAACCTCTGGCCCGTATGGACATGGATGAAGATGATGACTATTGGGATGATGTCATGGATCTACAGGTTTCTTATCGTAGACCCGAGTTGATCAGCAACGATGATCTACCACTGTCAGATTATATTTGTCTTAGATTGGCTCATGCTCGACGTCTAGCACTGGACGAATATCGCAGAATCTGGGCTTGATTTTTCTTTAACAAATCTGTATACTGTACAGATATTCGCTATAAATACTGGCTCAGTATTTCTACTGAGTCAAATCTTACAAAGGAAAACTATGTCTATTACAATCAAGAACTTAGAAAGCGCCTTGGCCGGAGAGTCACAAGCTCACATCAAGTATCGCTATTTTGCCAAAATTGCCAGAGCTGAAGGTTTTGAAGAAGTTGCACGTCATTTCGAGCACACAGCAGATCAAGAACTGCTGCATGCCTGGAGCCATTTGGAACTGCTGGTCGGCCAGCCCGACACACGCCGTTGTTTAGAAATGGCCATCGAAGGTGAAACCTACGAGTTTACCACCATGTATCCAGACTTTGAAAAGGAAGCTGTGTTTGAAGGCAACAACGAAGCCGCACAACAAGCCAAGATACAGGCCACAGAATCGAGAGAACACGCAGAACAGTTTATCGCCGTTTTGCGAAAAGCAGAAAAGCGTTTTGCCGCACTGAAAAAAATTGAACAGCGACATGCCGATGCTTATCGAGACAAATTGGAGAATCTATAATGGATCAAATACATGTATGTGTAGTATGTGGGCACGAACACGATGAAGCTGTGGAAGGCCATTGGGACGAATTAGGTGACGACTTCTCATGTCCTGAATGTGGTTGCGGCAAAGACGAGTACTATACTCTTTGATGCTGAATCTCTGGCGACTCTGGGCCAAGGCCTTGGGCGAAAAAGCCAGTGCCAATGACCAGGAAGCAGACCGTGTGGCTTTTATTCGCACCGCAATAGTTTTGATATATATAATCACGAACCTGGCCATTGTTGCTGGGGTTGTACATCACTGGAACAACTAATGAAAAAACCCTTAGACTGGGGCATGATTGCCGATAACAAATGGTTTCATCACACCTGTTACACAGAAATCTTTATCGATGATTGCTATCAACGGTTTTTTAAGGTGGAACCGGGTGACGTGGTCTTAGACGTGGGCGCCAGCATTGGTCCTTTCAGCTGGAGCGTCTTAGATGCCCAACCCTCACACATCTACTGTGTGGAAGCACATCCTGACTTGTATCAAACACTGGTTGCAAATTTATCCGGCAGTGTTGTACCAGTGACCACTCTAAACGTGGGCATGGGCCCGAGAGATGGTGTCAATTATCTATCTGGCATGTTTGATCCCAACAAGCAATCACACAGTGATGGCACTGATGGTGTCACCATGGAAACTATAAGTTTCCGCTCTCTTATTGAACGTCATGGTATCACGCAGATCGACTTTTTAAAAACCGATTGCGAAGGTGGCGAGTATGACATGTTCACGGCAGATAACTTTGAGTGGGTCACACAAAACGTCAAGAAGATAGCTGGTGAGTTTCATACCACAACACCGGAGTTGAAAGAAAAATGGCGTCAGTTCCGCGATCTTTACTTAAAACATTTTGACAACTTCCAAGTATTAAGCATAGATTATGTGGATATCAAATGGGACGTCTGGAACGATCACTTCCTTGAATACTATGCGGCATTCATGGTATTCATTGACAATCGTGTACCCAGCCAACCCAAGCCTACTGGAACCATATCACTTGATACACGGACTTCGTCTCAGGTAATTCCTATTCGATCTGAGACTCCGGCCAAACAAAAATGGCAACACTGGCCAGCACCCACAATGGAGATTACCACAATCATTCCTGAAAAAGGTTGTGTGGTTGACTGTGTGTTCTGTCCACAACGATTACTGGAAGATGTTTATACCGGGACCAGGATTTTAACTTTAGACAATTTTAAGATCTTGATTGATCGCATACCTCGAGATGTGCGTATTACCTTTGCTGGCTTCACTGAACCCTGGATGAACAAATACTGTACTGACATGTTGTTGTACGCACATGAACAAGGACATCCTATCAGTGTGTTTACCACCGGCGTTGGAGTTAGTGTAGAAGATCTGGAACGTATCGTAGATGTACCGTATCACGGAAACCCCAACGGAGGATTTACCTTACACTTGCCCGATGCCGAAATGTTGGCACGTCATCCTATCACACCGGGCTATTTAAAAACACTAGCCTGGTTGCGTGACAACCATCATCGTATACAAAACTTTACAACCATGACCATGGGTGAAGTACATCCCAGTGTCCGACATTTATTTGACTGGGCACCCAGTTTTGAAATGTGGAGTCGTGCTGGAAATCTAGTACGCGAAAGTTTATTAAAACCTAAATTACTTAATCTCAAAAATCGTTGGAATTCAGTCTATCACGAAGGAGATAGAACCTGCGGTTGTGTGGAGCATCTTTATCACAATGTTATGTTGCCCAACGGTGATGTGGTCCTATGTTGTATGGATTATGGTCTAGAACATGTGTTGGGTAACTTGTACACTCAGACCTATGAAGATGTCATCCCCGAAGCACAGAGCTGTAGGGATATCTGTAACTACTGTGAAAATGGTGTGGAACCGGTTAAATAACAACACAGGAGATCATGCCATGAAAATCAAAAAATTAATCAAAAAACTCAACCGGGCCGAATTTGAACACCGGGTCAAACGTGTCAGAGAACTTTGGTTCAAGATACTAAAAAAGAGTCTGAAACACAAACATACCGAACGAGTACAGTAACAAAACTGTAAGATACCCTACCGATAAATATGGTATGACACCTTGTACTTACCGATCAATATTTGTTAGCGATATACATTTCGGTACAAGAGACTGCAAGGCCGATCAGCTCAACAACTTTCTCAAACACAATACCTGTGAGACCTTGTATCTAGTGGGTGATATAATTGACGCTTGGAAGATAACTCAAAATAGATGGCGTTGGAAACAGAGCCATTCAAATGCCATACGCAGAATCTTGGGTCGGGCCAAACGTGGCACTCGAGTGGTTTATGTGGCAGGCAATCATGATGAATTTTTAAGACCTTTGATACAGTACGGGTTCAGTTTTGGTCGTGTGGAAATAGTAAATCAGTGCGAACATACCGGCGTAGACGGGCGTAGATACTTGGTCACACACGGTGATCTATTCGATGGTATCAGCCGGCTGGCGCCTTGGTTGGCCTATTTGGGTGACAAAGCCTATGATTTTGTGTTAAACTTAAACAGTTATTTCAATGCCATACGACATCGACTGGGATTTGGCTATTGGAGTCTAAGTAAATTTTTAAAACACAAGGTAAAAACCAGTGCCAATTTTATATTTCAATTTGAACGCAACTTGGCCGGCTACTGCCGCAAACGTGGATTTGATGGAGTCATATGCGGACACATACACCATGCTGAGATCAGAAACATTGACGGCATCATGTACATGAACGACGGAGACTGGGTTGAATCCATGACAGCCTTGGTAGAACATCATTCAGGACAATGGGAAATTGTAACCTGGGACAAAATTCAATGACAGTATTGGTATTGACCAAATTAGATCGTAACGAATACGAATGCGACCGATTAATGATGAGTTTTGCAAACAAGGGCATATCGGCAATGATGTGTCACCCCGATGATTTTGATATCATAGTAGATCGCAACATACATCAAGGTATCAAATTGCGAGGCGAAACAATTGAAATGCCCAAGCTGGTCCTGGTGCGGCTGGGTGCTGGAATATTGCCGTTCCAACTGGCTGTGATTAGGCATTTTGAACAGGCCGGGGTGCCGTGTGTAAATGGCAGTGTTGCCATTGAAACAGTCAAGGACAAACTACGCACCAGCCAAATATTGAGCCGACATGGCATTTCCATTCCCAACACCATGATGGTACGGTTCCCCATAGACGAAACTCTGGTCAAAGAAAATATAGGATTTCCCTGTGTAGTTAAAGTGGTCACCGGCAGCTACGGCGAAGGTGTTTATCTTTGTGAACGTGCTAGAGATTTTAAAAAGCTCATGGAATTTATTAAAAATTTAGGCAACAAAAAAACATTGATAGTACAAGAATACCTGGGTGAGCGAGTGGGCGAAGACCTCCGTGTGCTAGTGGTGGGTGGCAAGGTGATAGGTGCAATGAAACGTACTGCACCTGAAGGAGATTTTCGTGCCAATATCACCAACGGTGGCACAGGTTCAAATTTTGACCTCACTGAAGAAATAGATTTTTTAGCAAGAGAAACAGCCAAGGCACTCAACTTGGACATAGCCGGAATTGATCTATTGTTTGACTCTAGAGGATTCAGAGTGTGTGAAGCCAACAGCAACCCCGGATTTTCGGGATTTGAAAACTATTGTGGTGTGGATGTGGCTGATATAATCACTGAGTATGTAAGGTTTAAAATACAATAATGGCAATACGAGTAAAAATATTAAAAAAACAAAAAGATATACAAGACGCTTTGCGATTTCGAGCCGGTATCATGCACAAGGCATTTGGTATAGATCCTGCCCAAGATCATGATCAGTATGACAGTATTGCCTATCACGTCGTGGCTCGAGATCATGATCGGGTGGTCGGCTACTATCGTGCTATCACCGACACCAGCCTGGGATTTTACACTGAAAGTGAATTTGATATTGCCGGACTGAATCTTGATCGCGATCGCATATTGGAAATAGGTCGGGCTGCAGTAGATCCAGATTTTCGTAATCCAATCATTATTCCTATACTATGGGGCAAGTTGATCGAACTGGCTCAACAACTCAACTGCAAATGGATCATGGGCGCAGCCAGCATCCGACCCGCAGAATGCGACATATACCAGGCTCAAGATCATTGGCAAACAAAATATCATTACCGGCAACACAATCATGCTGTGCCCTTGAATCCCTACCAGGAAACCAGTTCAAGCTCAGAATTGGCCATACCCAAATTGCTACAAGTGTATGAACGAATAGGTGCTCGAGTGGTCAGCGATCCTGCCTGGGATCCTGAATTCCAAACAGCAGATGTAGTCACTTTGCTGGATATGGACGAAATCAATCAACGCTGGCTAGAACGTCTGATCTAACTGTTGTTTTTACACAACACAGTTTTGGTTGACCAAAAACGCCTGTTCTAGTATAATACTAGTATGAATACCAATAAATTAGCCACACAAATCAAATGGACTGCCACAGTGATCACCCTGACCGGTGCGGTTTTTGCCAGTCTCAACATCTACCCGCTGAGTGCCATAACCTTGAATTTGGGTAGTTTTACCTTTTTGATCTGGAGTATTTTGATACGTGATAGAGCCATGATCACAGTAAATGCCGGATTACTGACAATTTATACTGTGGGATTAGCCATAAAACTGTTGTAAAAAAGCCACAGACATTTTGGTTGACCAAAAACGGCATTTCGGTTATAATAGTAGTATAGTAAACAACAAGGAGCAGAAGATGCAATTAGAATACGAAAAAACTTACAACACATTTGATAACCCAATCCCACGTAGTGGTTTGTTTGCAACAAGAACACTGGGCGAAATACAAGAAATGATCGAAACTTGGCCTGCTAAACAAAAGGCAGATGCTTACTTGATCATGCAATTAACTCTTAATGCCTGTAACCGGTTGGTGCAGGAAGAAATTTTAGACCGAATGGGAGACCAATAATGATAAATGAATTTGACATCCGTGGTGCTATTATCAGTGGTAATTATACTGTGAGAGAACTTGACGGGATTGCGCAGGCCTTGAAATTTGCCCGAGCTCAGTTGGCCCAACGCCAGATACGAGCCTGTGTCAAGGGTGATATTGTCAAGTTTACCAATCCAAAAACTGGTGCCATATTCCGTGGCACAGTAGATCGAGTCAAGATCAAAAATGTTATCGTATCCACACCGCAAGGTCGTTACAATGTTCCCGCTAATCTATTGGAGTTTGCATAATGAGCGAAATTTTAGTGTATGTGTTTGGATTTATACTAGCGGCTCTGGCGCTGGTCACTGTGATAGCCATGGGAAGGATTGACGAATGATTACGGAAGACATCCAAAGCGACGAAATGATTCCAGCCGAGTATGAAATGACCAAGGAAGAATTAGCTGAGTTTTACTGTGAGTACACAGAATGGTCAGAGAAGAACAAACAACCGGACGAAGACCGTCCACTTTATATTTGGTTAAGATGAAAAGACAACCCCGACCCACTTACAGTATACCAGCCGACGATGCTTGGGCCGCGGCCTGTACTGCCTGGAGATTGAATGGTAATCTTTATCTCAAGACAGTCTCAATGAACAGTGGTATGCATAGCAACAAAGAAATCATGATGCGGATCTTGACCGAGACACCAGAAGAAATTACCGAATCGGATCGCAAGCAAGGTCAATCTGCCCGTGGTCGGTTGGGTTCAGCAATCAGTTTACGATTGTTAAAAGGCGAGACCTTGACCGAGTGGCACACTATTCAGGCTAGAATCTGCAACTTGGAGACATTTGTCACAGCCTATGACCTGGCAGTGCTGGCCAGTTTCCCTCAGAGCTACCACAAGATGTTGGCTGATGATTCAGTGCAGGATCGACTGAATCAGTGTGCGGAACAGGCAGTAGGTGAAGGTCGTGTCCACGTAAACGTGGAAGTAGTTAAATCTGCACACAGCCAGAAATGGGACTGTTGGTTTGTCTGGGGTATCGATAAACTCAATCATGCCGTGATGTTTTCCTATCGAGAAGATGTTGAGCCTGGCACCAAGCTGGATATTGCGGGCACAGTGCGTGATTTCAGCAATCGGTTGAGTCGTTTGAATCGTGTCAAAATATTACAACAGGAGGCAGTAGCATGAACTTTATCGTAGGCGTAATTGTAGGTATCACCGTGGCCACCGTTGGTTTTTCGGGTGTGGCTCATTTGATTGATCAAGGGGTAACCCAAACCCAAACCATAGTACGGTCGGTAGCTCAATGATTCCAGTCCAATTTGGACAACCAGAATTCATAAAATGGTTGACGGCAAAGGCCCAATCAGCTATAATATGAGTATGCTAAGAAATTAGCATTATTTTAAACCTAGATAGGCAACAGAGAAAGGCAACACAAGATGGAAAAGTTATTCACAGTAGCAGGTACAGCAACACAACACGGCGTAACCAAAGCAAGATTTGCTAATGATTTGGTAGCTCGTATCAAGATTTTGAACAAGAACGGTTGTACTGATATTAACTTGGTTGAGCTCCCAAAGCCCATGACCAAACTGCAAGCTCTTCAGTATTTGCAAGAGCAAGGTGCAACTGGTGATGCTGGTTATGCAGTGGCCAACAAGTTGGCAGAGAAAACCCGGATTGCCAAGAAAGGCGAAATCAAGGTTTCTGGCAAAGCCACAACAGCAAAGTCTGTTAAGGCACCTGTAGTAGAAGCCTAATCAGCCATGGGGCTACGGCCCCTGCTTAGTTGTATTGTTTTGGAAAAACTCTGTGTTACCAGGGTAATGCACTCTCACTGTACTGGATGTCGACTCTCAAGGTACACGAGTTGTCAAAGCGAAAACGGAAATAAACATCGACGGGTGTTCCGTATAAGCGGTTAACAGTAAAAGCAAACGATATCGGGTTAACGATATCCATAACAAGACAATACAACTAAGCAGGCCATACCCAAACACATTCCAAACCGAGTATTCTGGTAGCAAGGCGAAAGCCGAATGTGTTTTGATATGTTTTGTAAGGTTTTGGTACTGGGATATAACGCGAAAAGACAGCCCAGTTTAAATGGTATCTCACTAGTGGGGCCGGCCTGATTCTATGCAGAAGATTATAGGGTATTCTGATGCGGGGTAGTGTAGCGGTAGCATTCCAGGCTCATAACCTGAAGGTCGTTGGTTCGAATCCAGCCCCCGCTTCAGAGTATCTTATTTGATTTACGATGCAAACGGCATAATTACTTGTATGCCTACCGATGCCGAACTTGATCCCCTAATACAGTTAGCCATTTACCGACTAATGCTGGTCTTGTATGAGCAAGGTATCACAGAAATACACATGGGCGGACTCATGCGTATACTCGGACTCGACAACACAGTGGCCCAGGAATTTGACGATGAACGGGTGTACATCGATGATCGATTTGCTCGTCATGTCTCCCAACTAACCAGCCCCAGGCCCCCGAATCAACCCTTGCACTAGATGACCATACCCAATTTTCGTGCGGCTGAAGCACTGTATACCGTTACGGTCCGAGATCCACAGGCTCGTAAACAACTGAGTAATTGGGCCACTGCCAATCGAAATAGCCAAGCTCGTGTGGAAGAAAATCGCATGTACATCTATGATCAAAATACTCTAAGCACGTTTATGGTGACTTGGTCACATGGCTGGACCATGATAAACATCTGGGACAACTGGGCCAAACGGCACATTAGCCTGTAGATATTTCTTGACAACCTGCACATAACCTGTATAATTAAACGTATGAATGAATACATCATTGACCGCAATCGAAGAATTATGATTTATAATCTACACGAAGCCTTGGTTGCCGCAGGTAGCGGTGACACGGATCATGTATTTGAACAAGACCAAAAACTAGAAAACTTTTTCTCAGGATGCAGAGTTCAACGCTTACTCTGGGATCCCTCGACTTACGACAGCAGTTTAGAGCAGGCCGTAAGTGAAGGCGTTGAAGTACTAATCATTACAAGGACGTAAAAATGAGTAATCACGAAACACTAAAAGCAGCATTTGAAACATACATCGCAGAAAACGAAAAATTCACAGGCAAGGGCGTAAAAGCTGCGGCCGCTCGTGCTAGAAAAGCCTTACAAGAAATGAGCAAGGCAATCAAGGAACGTCGTAAAGAAATTACAGCAGAAAAAGAAGCATTAGCGAGCAAGTAAGCATGACTGAGGTATCCGAAATGCTCAAACGCATGCGAGAGTTAAGCGAAGAATCTGCGGTGGAGATAATACGAAAGAATTCAGAATCTCCACCGCATCAGGATCCTGCTTATGGTGCCGTACCGCCACCTGCAATTGATCTTAGCAGTTATTTTAACAACGCTTCTTGGTCTAATACTGTGGTTAATAGTGGTATCACTACCTCACTGAGTGAATGGAGATTGAATTACCAAAGTCCTTATACCATTAGCAACACCACTGGTGGTGCCGGTGCTACGTGTACTTCTATGCCATTTTCCAACGGCAGTGGCAAGATAGAGCTTAACGGTGACAATGCTGATATTACAGTCAACGGTCAGAGCCTGATCGAATCCATTAAAAAGATCCAAGAACGCCTGAACATCCTGACTCCAAATCCTGAAATGGAAGCGGAATGGGATCAACTGCGTAAGTTGGGTGAACAGTACCGTGAGTTGGAAAAGAAATTGACAGAGCAAGGTGACATGTGGGCCAAGCTCAAGGCTATGCCCCCACCTGTAATTGATCAATGAGTACATGGCAAGAATTTTATTCTTCCATTCGAGATCCCAGCTGGCCCGATTGTGAACAGGAAGAAGATTTTAAACTTTTACCAAACCATATCCAAATTGAATGTTGTACAGTGTTTGGATATCACCCTGGGCAGTTCCGTAAAACTTCTAAATTAGTCAATCGTGTTTTTCCAATAAAAACTGCAACAGCCTGTCAGCTAAAATGGAACTGGAGTACTGTGTTTTTAACCACAGCTGAAACGGCCAGTTGCCACAGAACCGACCATCATAAATTTAACACTGATCAATTTGATTTCCATAATACACCGAGCAAGATCCAAGACCGTGAGCAAATGTTACAAGGTCTTTGGCCAGAAAAAGGATGTACGTATTGCCAGGATATTGAACAAGTAGGAGGGCAAAGTGATCGAATCACCAACTTGGATTTTCCAGGCATACATGCTCCTCCTGAATTAGATGCTAATCCTTTAGCAGTTTGGGTAACTCCTAGAATTTTGGAAGTTTATTTTGATAATACTTGTAATCTTAAATGTTTATATTGTGGTCCACATTTTAGTTCATTATGGGATGCTGAAAATAAACGACATGGAACTTTTTCTCAAGGCAATTTAGTCTTGTCCAGCGACTGGCAAAAAAGTCCCGATATGGATACCAATAAACAAAAATTGTTTGATTGGTTAAAAGAACACAGTCATGGTCTTACTGTGTTTAATATATTGGGTGGCGAGCCGTTGTATCAGGAAGAACTTGACCAATGCCTAGATCTGTTTGAACAGTACCCGGCACCTGAACTAAAACTACAAATTTTTACCAATCTTAACACACGATTGTCAAGACTTGAAAATCTAGTTGAACGTGTGCGTGGTCTAGTTGATCGAGATCATCTGAGAGAATTTGAAATAACTGCCAGTCTGGATTGCTGGGGTCCAGAACAAGAATATGTAAGATATCCATTGGATCTTGCTGTCTGGGAAAAAAACTTTGAATACCTGGTAACTCAAAAATGGATTAACTTGATTGTGAGCTCTACCGTGACTCCGCTGACTGTAAAAACTTTACCAGATTTATTAGAAAAAATCAAACAGTGGAATCAGGAAAGGCCAGTACATCATTATCAAAATAGTGTCAACGGGCCCGATTACATGTTTATTGATATTTTTGGCCCAATATTTGTCGATGATTTTGATCGAGCACTAGAACTCAAATCGGTTGGTACCCCCGAAGAACAGTCAAGCCGAAACTATCTTGCCGGGATTGCTAAACAGTCAGCTGGCATACCACGACCCAATATAATTGCTAAACTGTTTGATTTTTTAAACGAAATGGATCGACGTAGATCAACCAGTTGGCCCCAAACATTTCCGTGGCTGATAGACGAATTTAAAAAATATAATTTGACACTACACTAATTCTAAGTTATAATAATATATTATAAACTTGGTATATAACGGTAAAAATGGTCCAAAAACACAGTATTTTTAGCACAAGTGGATACCAGAAACTAAGTATTTGTGAGTGCAAAAAACACGATCCGGCTGATCAGTATTTGTTCAGCACAGGGTCACAACTAGGATTTGCATTTAACCGGCAGGACCTGTGCCGGAATATAAACAGCAGGTTACGCACCAGGCAAGGGGCTTTGTCCAAGTCGCTTGTACTGTTCGAAAGAGACCGTCGGAAAGTCTCTTCGTTGACAACCGGAATTGACGTGACTCACTACAAAGTATCGGACACGAGTCAAGTCCAGGAAGAGTTGGCCATGAAGGCCCGAAGTCTCACAAGCTCTCAAATTTCCTATTCTTTGTCAAGCAGGCCCATCCTGGGCTGTTCCGCTGGAGAACCCAGTATGGTTCAAGGAGAATAAATTGAAAAGTTCCAACCCAGCCACCCAGCGTATGGCTAACATAATTTTTAAAACTGCTGGATTTTTTGTAATTGCATTTGTGTTGATCACTGCCATTAACTTTAGGTTAAATCAACTCAGGGCAGAATCTGACATTAGTCCTGGCATGACAGCAGTTGAATACTCACGGCAACTGGATTGCTTGACCCGTAACATCTATTGGGAAGCTGGCAGTGAGCCATTTGAGGGCAAGGTAGCAGTGGCCCAGGTCACACTTAATCGTGTAGAATCTGGTCGCTTTGCTGGTACTGTCTGCGGTGTGGTTTACCAAAAAACTATTTTTTATGAAAAGATAGTTTGTCAGTTCAGCTGGTATTGCGAAGGAGCCAGCAAATTTAAACATGTGTATCCAGTCATGTGGCGCGAAAGTGAAGACGTGGCCAAAAAGGTATTGCTGGAAGGTTTTAGATTACCCAGTTTGGAAACGGCTTTATATTACCATGCTGATTATGTCAACCCCGGGTGGGGCAAACCCCGTGTGGCCAAAATTGGCCGTCACATCTTTTATTCAGAAAGTAAAATATGATAGTTAAACTTGATAATTTTTTAAAATCTGTAGCAGTATGGCTTAATGAACACCTGCCCAAGGTTTCGGCAGAAACACTACAATGGTTAGCCGCAATAGTGTTACACTGTGCCACTATACCTACACTGCTGGCACTCATGACCGGGCTCAGTGATCGTACTCCAAATTTAGATTTGGTACTGTTTACCTGGGCCGGTTTGGTCTTGCTGTTTGCTCGAGCTGTGGTGCTTAGAGACAGTTTAAATACTGTCACAATAGGCGTGGGATTTGTGGTACAGGCTGTGCTCATGGCCATGATCTTGTTCAAATAATCCGGTTGACCAATAATGCCAATCCTGTTATAATAGTATTATAAATTGTTACTATTGGGAGAATCCATGAGCATGCATCTACTACCTCCGATGTACAGTACCACAGGCAAAAAGAAGGGCCCAAAGAAATGGGCAAGTGCCGAAGCCAAACGGCGAGAACAACTACATAAGGAAACCTGGGCTCGCACACTCAAGGAATTGGACAAGTTAAAACCACAATTCAGCCGCGAGGTTCGAGCACTCAAACCAGCTCTTGAAAAATCACTTGCAATGATGTCATCGGGCCCTAAAATTCCTCCCGGACGCGAAACACCCCGTATTGCCAGCTTAGACACCGGGTGGGTAGCCTGTACCAAGGGTGCTGATCAAGAATATACTGGTTCTGCAGTACTTGGAATCGCTGTACAACATAAAAGTTGTTTACAGCCAGTTTTTAGCCAAGAGGCCGCTGTTGAATCGGCAAAAATGAGGAGATAGTACACTGGTAATTAAGTGATAGGGATAAATAATAGTATGAAACAGTTCATCCCTACTTATTTGTATATAAAAACTCACAATATTACAGGATTAAAATATTTTGGAAAAACATCTAACGATCCGTATAATTATAGAGGTTCTGGAAAACATTGGTTAGCACATATCAAAAAACATGGCAATGATGTGTCAACTGAGATATTAGGATATTATACAACCAAAGAAGAATGTCAACGAGTGGCAGAGGAGTTTTCTAATAACCATAATATTGTCGAATCTAAAGAATGGGCTAATCTAATTCTAGAAAATGGCCTCGATGGCGGAGCTACTAATCGAACTAATTATAGTCCACATACTGAATTAGCAAAAAAGAAAATGTCAGACGCAAATAAAGGAAGAATTCCGTGGAATAAGGGTATGCCCGGAACTACCCCTGGAAATACTAAACCTAGATCTGAAAAAACAAAAGAATTATTAAGAGAAGCAAACTTAGGAAAAAAGCAAACTCAAGCCACTATAGAAAAACGTCGAGCTAAATTAAAAGGACATCTAGTATCTAATAAAACACGACAAAAATTGAGCAAGGCACACACAGGCAAAATAGTATCTGAAGAAACAAAACAAAAATTAAGAGCAGTAATTAAAACAGACGCACAGAAAGAACATCTTAGGAATATCAATTTAGGGAAAAAGGCTTCGGATGCAACAAAAGAAAAATTATCCGGAAAGGTAGTAGTAATTGATAAACAAGGCAAAATATATAGAATACCCAAAGAACAATATTATTCACAGGTTGGACCAAAAAGTGACTGGGAATGGGTCGGGCATAAATCAAGCGAGGGCGTAGCACGTAAACTAAAGATGAAGAAGCCATCGACATAAGTAAGATGCGACGCTAAAAAGGAGATCGGACACAGTTGGCCAAAGAAGAAGCAATAAAAATGGAAGGTGTAATAGAAGAAATTTTGCCCAACACTACCTATAGAGTTAAGATAGCAAACTTTGAAAAGTCTGTATTAGCCAGTCTCAATGGGCGTATGCGTCAACACAATATCAAGGTTCTAGCAGGAGATACAGTAGAACTGGAATTTAGCCCTTACGATCTCACCCGCGGTCGTATAACACGTCGTAGATAAATATTAACATGCGTGATATCATTGATCTTGTAGAAGCCACAACCAAACCAGCCAAACTGGAAACCACACCTTTGCCTTACGGTACCAAGGATCTGGATCCGGTCATGAGTGCCGACACCATTGAATATCACTACGAGCACTTGGCCAAAGGCTATGCCAAACGATACAATGCAGGCGAAGGTGATGCAGATTTCAACAGAGCTGGTAGTTTTTTACACAACAAGTTTTTCCCACAGTTACGAGCACCCCGAGGAGCCAATCGTCCTCGAGGTGCTGTGTTGGCATTGATAGAAGAGAAATTTAAAACCTACGAAGATTTTAAACAAGCATTTAAAGAAACTTTTATGTCTATCCAGGGAAGCGGATGGTGCTATCTATCAACCTCGGGAACAATCAAAACTATTGCTAATCATGCGGTAAGAACAGATATAGCAGTTTTAATCGATGCTTGGGAACACGCATGGAGCCTGGACTATAAGTGGGAAAAAGAGCGATACCTAGACAATATCTGGAAGATCATTGATTGGGACGTTGTAAATGAGCGCCTATGAGTATCTACTTACTTGTCAAAACTCACGCTAAAACAGGATTGAAATATCTTTGTAAAACCTCTCGTCAGGATTATTGCAAATACAAAGGTTCCGGTCTTTACTGGAAAGATCATTTAAAAATACATGGGCCAGAACATCATACAGAAGTGTTAAAAGAATGTCATACCAACGAAGAACTTAGACAGTGGGGTAGATATTACAGCACATTGTGGAATATAGTTGAAGCTAAGAATACAAACGGCAAAAAACTTTGGGCAAATCTTGTACCCGAAGAAGGGCAAGGAATATCTGGTGACGTAGGAAGAATAATTCAAAATCGACCGGAGGTAAAAGCTAAAAATATTGCCGGAGTCAAAAAGTTTTACGCCAATAATCCTCAAGTAAAAGAAGCCCATAGAATTAAAGCACTGACAAACAATCCTATGAACAAGCCCGGAGTAAGAGAAAAGCATAAGAATGCTGTGTCTGAATCCAACACTGGGATGAAAAATAACAGTTATGATTTAAGATTACACACCTTTAAACACATCACAGGTATTGTTGAAACTTGCACACAAAATGATTTGAAAAAGAAATACAACTTGAAAAAAGCTGGAGTAAGCCAGTTAGTTAATGGACACAAAAATTTTGCATATGGATGGATTTTATTATGATAACACTAAGTGAATCAGCAGTAGCAAGAGTACAAGACATTTTGGCCGAAGAAAATAATCCAACTTTTAAATTAAGAATAGGTGTTCAAGGTGGCGGTTGCTCTGGTTTTTCTTATTTCTTTACCCTGGATCAAGACATCGGCGAAGATGACTGGACTCTTGATGTCAACGGCGTACAACTGTTAGTAGACAGCATGAGTGGTCAGTATCTACAAGGTGCTGAAATAGACTATAAAGATGACGCCATGGGCGCCAGTTTTGTAATTACGAATCCCAATGCCCAAACCACCTGCGGATGCGGCAGCAGTTTTAATCCGTTTTAAATCCTAAACTCAATACCCTTCACGCTCTGGTAAATACACTACAGAGGACGGGTATCTATGGCTCAAGAATATATCGATGTAGGAAGTAGTGCCAACGACGGGCAAGGCGATCCGTTACGAACTGCTTTTCAAAAAACCAACAGTAATTTTACACAAGTATTTGCTATTCCAAACGCAATTCCTCCCACTACATCGGTGGGAAAGACTGGGGATCTTGCTGGAATGTATGCTTTTGATGCTTCTTATTTCTATTATTGTTTTGCATCTTATACGGGTTCAACTCCTATTTGGAATCGAATTGCAGGCACTTCTTTTTAATAAGAGGATTTTATAATCTATGGCTCAACCTAATTGGATTACTTCTGCTGGTAATTTAGGCACTATACCCGAAGGTGTGTTTTATTCCACTCCATTGTTGGCCATTGATCCAGTTATAACCATAACAGCCAGTTCAGTTCAGCCCACTGTTGGAATCACCACTGTTTTATTTCCAACCCAGACCAACATACCTTTTCCTTTAGAGACCACAGTGGAACTTGCAGGATTTACTCCCAGCAGTTACAACGGTACATACGAAGTGGTAAGAACCTCCAATTCCTCAATAGGCATAATTGTTCCTTCGGCCAGTACTGTCACTGTACCGGGTACCATCACCAGTGTTCCGACCGCAATTACTTACGAAGTCGTGGCAGGGCAGTTGCCAGCTGGAATTGCCATCAGTGAACTTGGTGTCGTACATGGAGTTCCTGGCAATAGTATCAGTGGTGTTCCAAGCCAAGTGTCGGTTGACACTTCTAGTCAATTTGCTATAAGAGCTCGCAATAGTTCTAGTTTAGCCGATAGAACTTTTAGTCTTACAGTAGCAGTATTAAATCAACCTTATTTTGTAACACCTGCCGGCGTAGTTGGACACTATATTGATGGTGATCAAATCTTTGATCTGCAGATTGAAACTTATAACCCTGACATATACGGAGACAAAATAGTAACATTAGTATCAGGTGCATTGCCACCGGGTTTAACTATTAGCACAGCAGGAGTTATTTCAGGCGTGGTACTACCTGCTGTATTGCCAGGCGCAATACCGCCTGGGTTTGATGGCAGCATTACTGTCATTGGATCGGTTCCAACGGTTGGTGTTGACCCACAGACTACTTTGGACACAGCCTTTCCATCAGCTGTGTTCAACGACGGTGCGATTGCCAGCGACACTGGAGATTTATGGCTGTATACCTACTCCAACTGGAACAATTATGGAATATTTGCCGACGTAACTATAAATCAACCATTTGATCAAGCCGGATTTGATTTCAGTACTGCTGTCACTGATGCCCCGGCTACTTACCAATTTACCTTACAAGTCAGCAACGGTCAAAACAACAATCAAAGAACTTTTGAAATTGTAGTTTATGCCCGCAGTTCGATGAGCGCAGATACTACTGTAATCACCGCGGATAACACTTACATCACTGCTGATGTTTACAATTTAACTACTCCGGTAATAACCACTCCAACTGGCAGCATAGGCACTGTTAGAACTGGTAATTTCTTTGCCTTCCAGTTTGTCGGAGAAAATATTGACGGTAATCCATTTACCTATACAGCCGACACACTACCGCCTGGTTTAACTTTAGATCCAAATTCGGGTTGGTTATACGGACTAATTCCAGCTTTGGCAGTGACTACAACTTACAATTTTAATCTACAGGTATATGACAATGATAATCCTGAGTTAATCAGCGAACCCTACAGTTATAGCCTTGTTGTTGAAGGTGACGTGTTAACCGATATTACCTGGCTTACTCCCGGCGATTTGGGTACCATTGTGAATGGCAGTACCAGTACCTTGTACGTGAAAGCTGTTAACTCTTCAGGATTAACATTACAATATCAATTGGCTGGTCAAGAGTTAGGAGAGGCACCTGTTTATAATTTATTACCACAGGGTTTACAACTGTTGCCTTCGGGAAATATTGCTGGACGAGTAAGTTTTGATACCTTTGCCTTGGACAGCGGCGCCACTACATTTGATCAGCGTACCACCTCATTTGATCTTGTGTTTGAATTTACTGTGAATGTGACCAGTACCAATGGATTAGTCAATCAATTCAAAACATTTACCATACGTTTGATCAGAGAGTTTGATGAACCGTTTGATAATCTTTATATACAGGCCATGCCTCCCCTGGACGATCGAGCTGTGCTTGACAGTTTATTAACAGACACTGACATATTCCCGCCGGCATTGATTTATAGAAGTGATGATCCAAATTTTGGTGTAGCACAGCAAGTTGTTTATCGCCACGCTTATGGGTTGACCGCTGCCGCTTACGATTCCTATATATACAGCCTTGATATCAATCATTATTGGAAACAATTAACTTTGGGCCAAATTGAAACAGCTCAAGCACTGGATGACTCGGGTAATGTAATTTACGAAGTGGTTTACAGTCGCGTGGTTGACAACTTGGTTAATAACGCTGGAGAAAGTGTTGGAAAATCAGTTACATTGCCTTATATAGTTGACACTGCATTAAATGGGTCAACACAAACGGTATATCCTAACAGTTTGGACAACATGAGAAACCAAGTTATTGACACAGTGGGACAAGTCAGTAATGTTTTGCCCAGATGGATGTTGAGCAAACAGGCCGACGGATCAATACTGGGATTTACACCAGCCTGGGTGATAGCCTACACTGTTGCAGGGCAAAGCGGACAGATTGCTTATAATATCGAAACTCAATTTGGCGTAGATCAGCTGAATATGATAGATTTTGAAGTGGATCGTTATGAGCTTGATAATTTACTAACCAAGAACTGGGATAGAGATTTACAACAGTGGACTCCCCATCCACCAACTGTGACCACATTTGATTTTGCTCACGATCCACCAAACACCACATGGATCAACAGCCTTAGCCCACAATTGACACTGCCATGGACCAACAACTCAGGTGCAGCAGTAGAATGGAGTTACGCAACTCCTCCCGGCACTACCTTTGATCAGGGTAGTTTACAGTTTATTGATCCAGTGGACATGTACAGCAACAGCAATGAATACGATCAATATTTGTTATTCCCAAGGAGAAAAACCATCGTGCCTGTTGGCACTTATCCATTAAATTTTATACCTTGGTATGACCAAACCAACGCCAATGCTCCAGTGCCCTGGTACGATAGTGTCAACGATGTTCCAATAACATGGACCGTGCTGGAACCATAAATACCATAATAGAGAGATTATAATGAGCAATTACGTTCCGTACATATTCAATGGCAATGCCATACCAATTAGCCAATTAAATGAAAATTTTGCCGAATTAGTTCCAGGGTTCAGTAATACTGCCAATACGGCTATCACAGTCACTGGCAATGCTCAAGCCAATATTACTTCTGTTGGTACACTAACAGATTTAAGCGTAGCAGGTAATATCACCAGCGGAAATGTCTACTCGCCGGGCAATGTTTCGGTCACTGGCAATATCTCTTCGGCAAGTTATTTTTTAGGTAATTTTGTTGGTAATGTCACTGCTAATCTTACAGCACCTGGATCAAATTCCTATGTAATGTACAATGCCAATGGAACGATCAGTGGAAGTGCAGGCATAACTTATAGTCAAAGCCCAAATGTTTTTACTGTACTTGGCACTATCAGCTCACAAGGTAATACTGTTGCTGGAAATTTATTGACCAATGGTAATGTCAGTGCTGCTGGTAATATAATAGCCAGTCAGTTTGTTGGTAATGGAACACCAATGACGTTCAATACCAGTGCCAAAATATTGTATGTGGCCACCAATGGCAGTGACAGCAATGATGGCAGTATCAATAAACCTTTTTTAACTATCAAAGCGGCCATGTTGTCCGCTACCAGTGGCAACACTTCAGTGCATGTGGCCCCCGGTACGTATACCGAAGTATGCCCGATCACTATTCCTGCTAACGTTGCGTTGATGGGAGATAATCTTAGAAATGTTACTGTACAACCAACAGTTGCAAGTGCAGATATGTTTTATATGAAAAGTGGCACCTACGTATGGGGGATCACTATCAAAAACTACACTGGCAAAGGATTCAGCTACGACCCAGCAACTCCTACACAGAATGTTTTTGTAAGCCCATATATACAAAACCTAACTTCAAGCACCACCACAGGAACGGCTGTTTACATTGACGGTGATGTTGTAAGTAGTATCAGTACCAAAGCAATGATTGTGGGATTTTTTACCATTATCAACAAGGGCGGAGTAGGAGTACACATTGTAAATTCAGGATACAGTCAATTGGTCAATATCTATACTATTGCTTGCAATATTGGTATACATGTTGAATCCGGTGGATTCTGTACATTAAATGGTAGCGATTGCTCAATTGGTAATTACGGGTTGGTTGCCGACGGTTATGGCCCACTACAAACTTCTGGCAATTTGGTATCGCAAATAAATGGTACATTTGTAATCAACAATTTAACCAACGGGCAACCACACGTGAACACTGTAATGGTCATTGCTGGTGATCCTACATATTATACTATAGATACTATCTTACCAAATCTTCCAAACGCAGGACAGTCAACTGTAGTAATACAAGAAATCTATACCGCTACTCCTGCAGCAGGGACAGTTATTTCATTTTATGTTCGTAGTTCTATCATAGCCAGTGCCCATACGTTTGAATATGTAGGAGCCGGAACTGATCCTGCTACTGCTTTGCCACAGTATGGGGGTATACCAATTGAAGCCAACGAAGTTGTGATCACCGATGGCGGTGTGGTAACTTATACCAGTACCGATCAAAAAGGTAATTTTAAAGTGGGTGATGGATTTGTTGTAAATCAAGCAACTGCAACCATTACCGGTGACGCTTTTTATAAGAGTTTATTTGCTCAGATGACTCCGTATATACTGGCGTTATCTTCAAATTGATAGCTATAAATAACAAACAAGAGAGAAAAAGATCATGCCAGGTGCATTAAACATATTTAAAAACGTAACAGCAAATGTTACAAATTCAATGACCACGGTGTACAGTACACCAATTGGCTATGCTACTGTGGTGTTGATGGCACAAATGACCAACATTGATCCGGCAAATACTGTACAAGTATCTGCCAACGTTGTCAATTCAGGCAACAGTACCGCATTGATTGCCGGTGCCAGTGTACCGGTGGCAGATGCTATAACTGTGTTGACAGGTCGATTAATCATGAACTACGGTGACAGTTTGCAAGTTCGATCCAGTACAAACAACAGTACACAGTTAACATTGAGTTTGTTAGAAACTCTTGTAGGATAACATGTCGACAAATATATCAAAATTACTAAGTGGGCGTGTTCCGGTTACACCTTATGCCAATCTCACCAGCGACCGTTATGAATTTTTGGGTCTGGAGCAGGCAGAGCCTAATTTGGGTCCTGGAACGGTAAATTCGGTTTTAACTTTAGGAACCAGTAATTCCAGAACATGGAGCAACACACTTAGTTTAAATTCAGTTTCGGCTACCAGTAATATAACTGGCGGAAACTTACTTACCGGTGGAAATTTATCAGTCACTGGCAACGTCACTGGCGGTAACTTGTTGACCACTGGGTTTGTGACAGCCACTGGCAATGTCAGAGGCGGTAACTTATTAACTGGTGGAATTTTATCGGTGGCTGGCAATATCACTGGAGGCAACTTATTGACCACCGGTCTTGTGTCGGTCACTGGAAATGTTCAAGCAACTGGATTTTATTACGCGAACGGTGCACCTGCAGTGGGCCCACAAGGCACCACAGGCTCACAGGGAGCCCAGGGAACAACAGGAACACAAGGTACAACCGGAGCGCAAGGCGCAACAGGAACACAGGGAGCCCAAGGTACAGTAGGTGCACAAGGTACAGTAGGTGCACAAGGTACCACTGGAACTACAGGTGCTCAAGGTATAATTGGTCCTTCTGGAACTTCGGTAACTATCATAGGATCAATAGCAACAGTTGGCGCCACACCACAAGCCACCTTAAATGCAGCCTTTCCAAGTGCCGTAAATGGCAATGGTGTAATTGCCACAGACACTGGAAATTTATGGGTACTTGGCAGTGGTGTATGGTCCAACGTAGGACAAGTAAAAGGACCGCAAGGCACTACAGGAACACAAGGCGCTGTAGGAGCACAAGGCACTACAGGAACACAAGGCGTTCAGGGTGCAGTTGGTGCTCAAGGCGCTGTAGGAGCACAAGGCACTGTGGGAGCTCAAGGCGTTCAGGGTGCAGTTGGTATACAAGGCGCTACAGGAGCTCAAGGCACTGTAGGTATTGCCGGAGCACAAGGTACTACAGGAGCACAAGGAACAACAGGTGCACAAGGAACAACAGGAGCTCAAGGCACTACAGGTGCACAAGGCACTACAGGTACCCAAGGCGCCACTGGAGCTCAAGGCACTACTGGAGCTCAAGGCGCCACTGGTATTCAAGGTGTTCAAGGCGCTGTAGGAGCACAAGGCATTCAAGGAGTAATTGGAGCTCAAGGCACAGTTGGAACACAAGGCATTCAGGGTGTGTTTGGGGTGCAAGGCACTGTGGGTGCTCAAGGCACTACAGGTGCAGGCACACAAGGCACCACAGGTGCTCAGGGCACCCAGGGCATACTTGGGTCTGACGGAGCTCAAGGCACCACAGGTGCAGGCACACAAGGCACCACTGGTGCTCAAGGCATCACAGGAATTCAAGGCACTACAGGTGCAGGCACACAAGGCATAACTGGAGCTCGGGGCGCACAAGGTACACTTGGTGCTGACGGAGCTCAAGGCACTACAGGTGCAGGCACACAAGGCACCACAGGTGCTCAGGGTACTACAGGTGCACAAGGCACACTTGGTACCACAGGTGCTCAAGGAACACAAGGAATAAATGGAACCAATGCTGGTATAGGAGCTCAAGGTACTACAGGTACTCAAGGTACTACAGGTACTCAAGGCACTACAGGTGCTGGCACACAAGGCACTGTTGGAACTCAAGGCATCACAGGAGCTCAGGGCACGGTTGGTACTACCGGTGCACAAGGCGTTCAAGGAATAAATGGAACTAATGCAGGTATAGGAGCACAAGGCACTACAGGCACCCAGGGCGTTCAGGGCATAATTGGCATGACAGGCGCACAAGGCACCACTGGTACTCAAGGCACAACCGGCGCACAAGGCACCACAGGAGCACAAGGCACCACGGGTACCGCCGGTGCTCAGGGTACACAAGGAATAAATGGAACCAATGCAGGTGCAGGAGCTCAAGGCACTACTGGAGCTCAAGGTACACAAGGCACACTTGGTACCGCCGGCGCACAAGGCACTACTGGAACAGCAACTCAAGGTACAACTGGTACTACAGGAGCACAAGGCACACTTGGTACTACAGGTGCACAAGGAACACAAGGAATAAATGGAACCAATGCAGGTGTAGGAGCACAAGGCGTGCAAGGCCCTACAGGAGCCCAAGGCGTGCAAGGCGTTCAAGGCGCTGTAGGAACGCAAGGCGTACTTGGTACTACAGGAGCTCAAGGCACAGTTGGTGCACAAGGCACTGCTGGTAATGCAACTACAGGTGCTCAGGGCACCACAGGTGCACAAGGAACTACAGGTACAGCCACCCAAGGAACCACAGGAGCACAAGGCACTGCTGGAAATGCCACCACAGGTGCTCAAGGCACCACAGGTGCACAAGGAACTACAGGTACTGCAGGCGGAACAGGAGCACAAGGCACTGCTGGTAATGCAACTACAGGTGCTCAGGGCACCACAGGTGCACAAGGAACTACAGGTACAGCCACCCAAGGAACCACAGGAGCACAAGG